CTCCGCCCACGGTGGTTTCTGATAACTGCTCTTATCAGTAGGTTTGGTAGTGCCTATAGGCACTGTTAGTTTTGAACCTACTAAAGTATCAAGAGCCACCGTGTTCCCCGTCCTTCTCTGTCGCAACGCGACTTACATGGGGGACTTTAATCTTGAAGAGTATTGGAGAAGGACGATTACAGTATGTCGGCACTCAAGGCGGGGATACTAATTATTACAACATAGCCAAGGATCTGGCAAAGCTGAATGCCAGGAATGAGGAGATTACTGATCGGCAGGGAAATCTCTATGGCTATTGGTGTAAGGTTCAAACGGCTTCGTCGGCAAATGATGCCTTACTCTTGGCATATTGCCCTAACACCTGGAAGGTCCGGAATGCTTTCCGGAAGTTCCACTTTGCTCGGGAGCAAATGTTTCGTGATGCCGGTGTGACGAAGCAGGAGATGGGTAAGTACGGTAGGACACTCCGTCCGTACTTCTCGCAAGATCACCAGACTTCTGGTGACGAATCTCTCTATCTTTGGGACCCCGGTGCTCTCACCACTGCTGCAGCAGCTGGCGGTGAGTGGACCTACTCCACTCTAGCTTCTTCACCTACTGTTGATGATACAGAGCATATGAGTGATGTCGAATTATCTCCGGTTGATGAGTGGAGTTTGACTATCTTAGATTCTCATCGAGAACAGGATTCCTTCGAGGGTGTCAAGACTTGGACTTCAGTTGCAATGGTACAAGCATACAATCAAGATAGGATGGAGGAGATCCCTGATGCTACAGGGAGTTCGACTATTGTTTCTGTTAACAATCCCCTGGCGTCTCTTAGAACTCAGACTCTCACTACTGGAGAGATTCTGGAGATTGCCGAGGATCAGCAACTGGAAGCACCACCGTATGATATTCTAGATACGGGAGACTCCACTGAGGCTTGTTATGATTACATGTTGGTAGGGGGCACAACTGCGGGAGCTACTGCGGCTATGCGCAATTGGGGCCTCTACTTTTTCCCTGCAGGTATTATTTCTCTGACTAATACCCAGAGTAGTTCGAATGCTTTGGAGATCGAAGTTATTGGGAAAGAGCTGTGCAAGGATGTTGCTTGATCTTACTAGCGAGCAAAAGCACTTGTTGCTAGGACTCTTCCTGGGCCTTGCTGCTCACGAGCCTGTTACTCTGGTTGTGGGCATATGACCGGCGTCCCTGTTGGGATCGTTTTGGGCTTAGTCGATCTTCTTGGTGATCGTGATGACTATGATACTCCCCTCGAGATAGGGTGGACAGTCGTCGAAGATGAGGTGCGTCTTATTGGTTCTGCATCTATTGTTGCGTGGGAGGCTGCTAACCGTAATGATCCTGTGTGGTCTATGATCACTGATAGAGCTAGACACTCCAGAGGAGGTGGTGGGCCCTCTGCGCTGACCCAACCTCCACCCTCATCCTCTAAGAATAGCCGACAGGCCCGAGCCGATGCGCAGGGCGGAAAGTCGGGGGCCCCCGCTAGAGCATCGCAGCGAGGGAGCCGGCATCGGCGTGAGAGTTGCCCAGCGGGTCACTATTGGTCATTCAAGCACAAGAAGTGTGTTAAATCAAAATTTAAGTCTCGGTGAGGGACGCCTCGGGGGTCTTTGACTGGGCGAGTTTAGACCTATGAATGTCCCCAAATGGTCGCATGTTCACGCCATCAGTTGAACATTTGACCAGATATCCTCTCAGATACCGCATGACATCGTAGTCATGTTTCGGTTCTCTGAAGTCTACGCGATCCCCCCATTGGGCGGCCAGCTCTTTCATCGGTATCCTGCCTTCACTTGTGGCGAGGATGTGAAGGTGTCCGTTGATCTCGTAGTCGGTAGTTTGTCTGATGAACGTACTGTCTTTCGCGAAAATCTTGTCTCCTGGCGCTTTGCTAGTGAATTCGTAGAACCAATAGCCTCCAGCGAATGTGTTTTTCCATATTTTCGTACGACGGAATTTCTTGAAGTCCTTTATCCACAGTTCTCGGTCCAGCTCGATGACTTCGTCATATGGTGGCAGCCCTGTGATGTTGGGCCGAGACAGTGTGATGAACCAAATGTCCATGCCACGATCGTGAATTTTCTGCATGGCGCGCTTGGCTCTCTTCCAGCGTGAGTATTTGGTGTTGCAAGTTTTGCATCGCTCGGGGTAGATTGTCTCCCATTCGATCCATTTCCAGAGGAGCGCCGAGCGGTAGGAGCTTTCCTCACCTGTCCAATCGTTCCTTCGGTACGACCTCCTTGGGTTTGGACAGGCTCGGCAGGTGAAGCCTGCCTTATCTTGTTCTAGGGTACGCGAGCGAACATTGCTGATCGCGTGCCTCAGCCATTGAAGGATCGTAACTCCGGGTTTGGGCCTACTAATGGCAACGGAGCCTGCCTCCGCCCACGGTGGTTTCTGATAACTGCTCTTATCAGTAGGTTTGGTAGTGCCTATAGGCACTGTTAGTTTTGAACCTACTAAAGTATCA